CTTAGAGAGCAGGAGCAAAGCAAATGATAGACGACGACGAAGAGCAATTCGAGAACTACACCGAACGCGCAGCCGCAACCTTGGCCTACCGCCTGATGGAATATCTGGAGTTTCTTGGCGTGATAATGGACGAGCACGTAAACTATTTGCGCTGGCCTCCCATTGAATTGATCGAAGATGCAGAAAAGGACATGGCGGAATGACGCCACGGGAGAAGAACCTCAAAGATATAAAGCATCTGGCCGAGGGCTACGGCTACACGGTTGAGGACATGCTCGGCAAGTCGCGGTTCAAGCGTGTGGTGGCTGTGCGCCGCCTGTGCATCCTGATGCTTCGGGAGAAGGGCTACTCGACCACCGAAATCGGACGCATCATGAACCGCGACCGTAGCACAATCGTTCACGCATTGAATAAGGATACGAAATGACAAGTGAAGAATTTAAAGCAACACGCGAGAAGCTGAACATGACGCAAGGCCATCTCGCCCGCAAGATTGGGCTGTCCGAAAGGTCGATCCGATACTATGAGCAAGGCGGTCGGTCTGTGCCCGCTCCGGTCTCTATCCTCTTAGAGACGTTTCTAAGGGGTCTGGAGCGTGCCTAGCTACAATCGGGATAGTTACCTAGCAATCACTCTATATGCCTCTCTATGGGCTTTATACGGGCTTTTAACACTACTTAAAGGATAAGACATGGCCGGACATATTAAACGACGCACGATTGCATCAAACTTGGATAAGGTTGGCGAGACTGTTTTGCTGGAGAAGATTGCATCCGGCCTGACAATGGCTGGTCTTGCCCGTGAACTTAAAATCAGCAACCTCTCGCTCTACCATTGGATACGCAAAGACCCGGACAGGGAGGAGCGGTTCAAACAGGCCCGTGCAATCGCAGCCGACCAATGGGCGGACGAGTGCCTCGACATTGCCGACGCTTCGGACAGCGTGTCGGCTAACTCCGACAGGCTTAAGATCGAAACGCGCAAATGGCTGGCGGGAGTTACGAACCCAGAGAGGTTCCAAGCCAAGCCGACCGCAGCGGTCCAAGTCAACGTGAACCAACTCCACCTTGATGCACTGCGCCAGCTAAACTTGGCGTCATCAAATCCACATGACCAAGAACAAGAGATTACCATCGACATCACGCCACCCAAGCAAGTCGGCTCTCATAACCTCGATGCAGACGACTTGCCGGGTGTGTTTGACGACGATTAACGTAAAACTCCCATCCGTGCATGGTTTGACCCCTTCGGGCCGGGTTTATAAAAATCCGTGCACGGTTTGGCTCTCTTAAAAATGGCTGTTTTCTGCAATCCGTGCATGGTTGGGCCAGAAGTGCATGGTTTTTTCAAATCCGCTCTATACATTTTGGGTATTGACTTACATATATACTATAAACTATGTATATAACTACCCTACTGTATAGGGTACAAAGGGACGAAACCTATGCACTTCCGGCCCAACCATGCACCGATGGCTGTTTTCTGCGGGTTTCCGCTTACGCCAAACCGTGCACGGATTTTTTAAACCATGCACGAAAGGTTTTAGCATGACTATCCAGAATACCCTATTAGAGACCTTCAACTACGACCCTGACACCGGAGCATTGACCTACCGCAAGCCAAGGGGGACACTTCCCGCCGGACGCCCAGCAGGCACGGCAACCAAGGCTGGCGTATCCGTCCTATTCCTTGGATGCAAAACTGTAGCCCACCGGATCATATGGAACATGATGACAGGCGAATGGCCACAGCACCCTATCCGCCATGTCAATGGTGACAAACTGGATAACCGCTGGGACAATTTAACAGTCGCCGCTCCACTCCGCGAACGCGATCCTATTACCCGCAAGCCAATCAAGTCCATTACGAACCGCCGTGTCGCACATGGCGTGGGCCGTGTCGATTTCGCTAAGATGGGCGTAACAAGGTTTGAAGCTAACGCTATCGTCAACAAAGAGCGCGTTTTCCTAGGCCGCTTTGATACACTAGAAGAGGCACAAGCCGCCTTTAAACATGCAACAGGCTACGCCGCACCCGGCAGCCTATAAAAAAGAGGGGGCGCTATGCCCCCTCACCTTCACGTAAACCTATCAGCCTATCGAGAAACCATCGGGCCTTTTTCAAGTCCTCTAATGGCTTCCCCTTCTTCTCATAGCGCCACAAATATTTTGTGACCGATCCTTTTAAATATCCAGCGAATGCCTCCGGACCCATCGACGCTTCGATCCCTTCGATGGCCTCGATGCCTCCGGTCTTATAGTGCGGTGGGCTATTGACCACATCTACCCCATCGACCACATCGGCGTTGAGCGCATCCCTAATCTCTTTGTATCGCATAAAATCATTCCCATACATTAGCCATCATCCCTATCATCTGCTTTGAAGTTAATCTGAACGCCGAAGAAATCGTCCGACTGCTCATCAATCATGGCGTTGATGACCATATAGTCTTCATCGCCTATGAGAAGCTCAAGTCCACGGAACACACGCTTCGTTCGTGTCGCCCGGTCCCTTGCGGGTTCAAAGCCATGCGTCGTCATCTCTCCGTTGAACTTACGCTGCGACCAGTCCTTCCCCTTGCCCTCGTTGTTATCCTTGCACCAGTCGCGGAAGTCATTGAACGCCTCATTGGTGGTCATCTCATTGTCCGCCCCAGCCACGCAGCGTTCACTGATCCAGCGGGCCAATGCGTCCTCTCCTGCGAGATACTCATCGGTAGCTTGGATTACTGCCTGCGGTGGGTTCAATCCCTGCTCCAGCCAAGACTTCGCGCCTTCGATAACCCACGCCAGGATGGCGGGATATTCTTCTTTCAGCTTGTCCGGCAAGTCCATGTCCTTGCGGACTGGCTTGGTCTCGAACGGGATGAGGTGCATACGCCGACGCATAGCATCGTCCACATTAGTTATCTCTGGCTTCGTATTGCCCGCGATAATCAACGTAAACTGTGGATTGAACTCAAACAAATCCTGCCGCATGAAGCGCGCACTGATCTTGTCCCCGCCAGTAAGCGCCTTGACCTTGGCCTCGTCCCACCTGCGTGACGGATCAATCTCCTGCGCATGAACGAGCCTCGCGCCCATCAACGACGCCAACTCCGTAGGGTGACGCTGATTGTTCGACGCCAAGAAAACGTCCGCACTGGCCACGGTGGCATAATCGCCAAGGATATTGCCTATCGCTCCGAGGAACGTCCCTTTGCCATTGCCGCCGGAGCCGTGGGCGAAGGCAAGGACATGCTCTTTGGTGCTACCCGTCGCGGAATAGCCAGCCAACCTTTGAAGATAAGAGATCATCTCCGCATCACCGTTGCACGCCTCATTGAGAAACGCTTGCCATTGCGGGGCTGGCTTGCTGAAGTCCGCCTCGACCGAGGTGCATTTTGTGCACATGCGAGAACGGTCATGCGCAAACAAGACCCCCGTCTTCAGGTCTACCATGCCCGACCGGGTGTTGAGGATATATATGTCGGCGTCTAGCTGCTCGGTGGTCGCCTGCATGGACGGCTCAACTGCCGCCAGCTTCGCCACGTTTGCAATCACATTATACGACGCCACACGCTGCGCGATACGCTCCGCCTTTTGCGGGCTGTCTATCTTTTCCAAGGCTTCGGCGGATGCTTGGGCACAGACCTTGCGGACAATGGACAGGTGCTTCTTCGCCACGTCCACCGCCCACTTGTTCCCGTCCCATGCAACCCAGCCCATGCCGCCCACAACGTATCGGATATCCGAAACGTGTAACCGAGCAACGCGCTGCGCGAGAGCTATGTCGCTATACTCAACCGGTGTCTCACCCGCCGAGGCCACTATGCCGAAGTCTTCATCGCTGAAGTCCGCCACATCGAACTCGTCAACCTCGCGCTTGTAGCCAAAGGTCGCAGCCTTACCGGCCAGCCAGTCCCAACCCAACTCATAGGGCGGGTGCATACGACCGAAGTCTGCTTCGATAGTATCGAGCGAGTTAACCCCGTCTTCCCAACGCTCGGCCCAGCCTGCGAATATCTCGAACGCATCCGCCTCATTGTCCGGGCCACATGCTGCCTTGATGGCGTAGCCCATGCGAATATAGTCATCGCGGTCGGGGAAATGTTCGGTCTTGTTCGGGATAGCAGTCACCGCAGCAGCCACATGGACAACGCTTGGCGCAGTAAGCGAAGCCTGATCGACCGACTGCCGCTCGACTGCCTTCTGTGCTGTCTTATCCGCATGGATAATCTGACAGCCCATCATCTCCAACGTCTCCGTCAGATCAGCAAAGAACTGCTCAATCTTTTCCCGCGTTACCTTCTTCAACCCAGCAGGACCACGTGCCTCCAAGTCCACATCAAGACTGTATGGCTCCTTAGTGATAGGGTGAATACCGCCGATGACGTATTGCTGCCCGTCCCCTAGAAACTCTACAAGCTGCTCGACGCCCCGGTCATCTCGGAACCGCACCTGCATCCGGCCAATCTTTTCATCGGTGCGATACATGAACAGGCGCTTGGGGTAACGACCGATACGCATCGGGGCTTTGCCCAATGCCTTCACCGCCATATCGCCAATGACCCTAGCCAGCCCCTCGTTAACAACATCAATGTCAACCGCAGGATATTTGCTTGCCTTCAAGCCGATATTAGCATGGCTGCGGTCCCACCGCTCCACGTCATTAGGCGTCGGCACATAGTCCTGCCAAGCATAGCCGCCCCATGTGCCCTGCGCATTCTGCCGACCGGGTGCTTTGCCTGCCTGATCCGCTTGGATTTTAGACATGGCGGACAACTCAGCGTTCGGCGGGATGACGGACACGAGATCGGTGAACCCAATCTCATACAGTGTCTTAAACTTCATCAGTGCAACTCCCTCTTTTCGATTTGGTCCCGTCTCTGCATCAGCATATCTACCGCCGCGTCAATGGCGTAGAGCGCAAACTCAGGTTCGGCTTCGGTTAATATCTTATACGCAGGCGTTGTCATTATTACGCCGCGTTCAAACTCTTCTTCAAAACCGATGATGAATACTGGAATGAACTCCACTTTTTGTTCATCATCGGTCCATCTTACTTTGTCCATGACTAGCCCCCCATGAAGTCGCCACCTTCAACCGCAGCGTTTACAGACCGGCCAGTGTAAGACGCTTTGTTGTCCGCATGGATTTGGTCCGTGCTTCTGGCTGGCTGAAGCGACTGGGCATATACGAGAAGTTCGTAAGCATCAATCTTGCCTTCGATATTTATTATGTTGCCGTCCCGTTTGGTGAAGCCCTGTGTGTTGTTGTCGATCCACTCGGCCAGTTGTGCTGCTAATATTTGTTTCATTTCAAATGCTCCCCTTCTTCAATCCGATCCGCCAACCAACGCGTGTTGCGTTCGAACATATTTATCTTTGGCGAACGAAGCCACGCAAGAAGGGCGTCCTTCTCGTGCACACCCAGCGTTTTTTCTACCGTGGCTTTCTCTTCAGTAGTTTTTGTAATACGTGCCATTAAATTAACTCCTTGATTGTAAACCCTTTTGTCTGAGCATAGGCGATGAGGTCGTCGATCCACATGATGCCTTTACCTGAAACGAAATACTGATTGACGCCCCGGAAGGGTACGTTCTTAACGTCGCC